TCTCGGCCTTCTTCTGCGGGATGATCGCCCAGGGTTCGGTGAGGACGTCGAGGATCTTCATGCGCGCGCTCCTTTCTTCGGCGCCGCCGGCGCCGTCTCGAGGTCCGTGCCGCCGTCGCCGGCCGCGACTTGGAGCGCGGCGGCTGTGCGCGAACCGGCGGGCGGAGACTCCAAGCCCGCCTTGCGGCGCATGTCGGCTTCCCGCACCTGTTGGCGATGCGTCTGGTCCCAATCGCCGCCCGTGAGCTCGGCCGTCTCGCGCGCGCGATCGCTGACGCCAATCGCGATGCGTTCGCCCGCGGCGTTCACTTCCTTGAGCGGATCCACCTGCGGCATGGCGTCGCCGTTCCAGCGCGAGCCGCAATACGCGCGGCGCAGCATCGGATCGGTGAAGAACCCGGGCGCGGCGATGCGGCCGCCGGCGACGCCTTCCGCGAGCCACTCCTCATAGACCGGCTGGCAGAACGACGTCACGAGGAACGTGCGGCGCACCTTGTAGACCTTCCACGCCTCGACCATCGCCGCGCGCGCCGCGGTGTAGCTCGCGGTGAAGTGGCGAATGAGCACTTCGAAGGGGATCTCCAAGCCCATGCCGATCTGCCGCACGCACGCCTGGAAGAACGGATCCATCTCCGGGTTGGGCCGGCCGGGCGTCGCCGTCTGGATTTCTTCGCCAGGGATGAGATCCACGATCGCGCCGTTGCCCATCGTGATGTCGGGCTTCGCCACGCTGCCGGGCGCCGCGGGCGCGCCGGTGATCTGGCCCTCGAACCCGCCGCGCTCGCTCTTCACGAAGACGGTGAAGAGACTCGACACCACCGACGCCATCACTTCGTTGTCGATGAAGCGCCCGACCTGCTTGATGAGCTCCATCACGGGCGAGAGGAACGGCACGCCGCGCGACTGGCCGGCGCGGAGCCGCACGAAATGCAGCAGCGCGTTCCGTCGGCGCGTCTTGCCGCCGACGGCCGTGATCTCGTCCCACAGCAAGCCGGTCGTGTTGTTGAAGGCGCCCGGGTGCGTGCGCAGCACCTGGTAGCCGATGGCCATGCCGTTCTCGTCCATCAGCACGCCGCCGGCCTGCGTCTTCGTGTCGGGCGAGAAGTTCTTGTTGCAGAGGCGATCGGCCTCGACGACCTGCACGCGGAGATCGTAGACCGAGCCCGGGCGCGCGATCATCGGAAGCAGCGTCAAGCAATCGCCGTTCTCGAGCATCGAACCGAAGACGAGCGCCTGCAGCCCATAGAAGTCGTCGTGCGCCGTGATGTCGCAGTCCTTCGACTCCGCCCACAGCTGCCACTCGCGCTCCGTCGTCTCCTGCCACGCCGCCGCTTCGTCATCGGTCCAGCCCAAGAACTTCGCATCGACCATCGACTGCAGCGTGAGGCCGGTCCCGATGACCGAGGTCACGGTGCCGCGTACCGCGCCCGTCGCGAGTGGAATGTTTCGGATCGCATCGCGCGAGTGCTTCCGCTGTTCGCTGAGCGTCGGCAGCAGATCCGCGTTCGCGTCGCCGCTCGAGGTCTGCCACCCGCGCATGCCGCGGCGTGTGATGTCGCCCGCGACGTAGGGCGCCAACGCATCGAACCGCGCGCGCGCATGCAAACGCCGAAGCGCCATCTCCGGGGAGATGACGCTGATCAGGCGTTCCAAGCGCGAGAGCGCGGGGGAAGCTGTCGTCACGCGGCGGAGAGATAGGAGAGGATGACGAGCGCATCGCCGCCATTGCCGCCCGCGCCGCCGGCGCCACCGGTTCCGCCGGCCGTCTTGCCTCCGCCACCGCCGCCACCCGCGCCGCCGCCGCCATACCCATTCGCGTTCGCGCCATCCTGGCCCTTCGCGCCCGCGCCGCCAACGTTGCCCGGACCACCGTCGCCGCCCTTCGCCTGCACCGTCTGGAGGCCGAGGCCGAGAATGTCGCAGATCGCGGTGAACGTGCGCGCGGTCGCAGCGGTCGTGCCCGACGCGGCGACGGCGGCTGCGGGCGAGAGGGCTTCCGACGTGCGCGGCAACGGAGACGGCGCGCCAGATCCGCCGCCGCCGCCGTTCGTGTTCGCGGCGCCCGCCGTGCCCGTGAAGCCGCCGTTCTGCGTATTCGCGTAGTCGCCGATCAGGAAGTTCGACTGCGAGTTGTTGAGCGTGCCGTCACCTGCAGGGCCGGCGGCGCCGCCGGCCGAACCCGTGCCGCCCTTGCCGCCGCGGTTGTTCGCGGAGGTCGCGAGCTGCGTGCCGAGGCCGCCGGGGATCGTGATCGTTTGCAGGCTGCCGACGATCGTGGTCACGCCGCCGTTCGTGCCTTCGACGCCGTCACTGCCGACCGCGCTGACGCCGCCGGCACCACCAGCACCACCGGTGCCACCCGCGCCCACGGTGATCGTGAGCGTTTCGCCAGGCACGACGGCCATTCGCGTGGGGAGCCACGCGCCCGAGTTGCCCGACGTGCCGCCGCCACCGCCGCCAGGTGATGCGCCCGTCGCCGCGCCGCCGCCACCGCCGGCGCCGCCGGCACCAGCGCTGATGCCTGCGATGTAGAGCAGATAGACGTCGCGCGGCACGACGAACGAGTACGTCCCGTGGCCGGCGAACTTCGCCAGCCGTTCCCGCGCGCGAACTGCGCCCGGCGTTGCGGTCGTCAGCCAGGAGGTCATGTCACCGCACCTCGAACTGGGCGTCGATCACGATGTCGCCGGCTGTGCCGCCCGACTTGCCACGGTAGCCGATCCCCTGATGGAAAAGGAACTGCTGCTCGGGGAGCGGGCCCGTATCCGTGCTCTCGTCGACGTCGGTGCGCCAGTCGCCGCTCACCGTCTCGTCGCCGCCCGGCTTGAGCTGATCGACGATCAGCGTGAACCCCGCGGGGGCACTGATCACGTTGAGCCGCACGCGCCCGACGAAGTCCGGCGGACTCGCGTCGTCATGGCGCAGCACGGACCGCGCGGAGAAGTGGCCGGCCGTGCCGTCCACCGTGAGGGTCAGCGTGCGTGCGCGATAGTAGGTGCCGTCGGCCATGCGTCGCTCCTCGGCGTCGTCTCAGTCAGCAGTCGGTCGGGACCGCGAACGAGACGCCGATGCCCTGGCGGCCGCCGTTGCGGGTGAGCGAGATCACCATCTGGTTCCAGTACCGGATGCGCTCGGCGATGTACTGCAGATCGGCGCGCTTCAACGAGCGCTGCCCGATCTGGTACGCCTGCCCCGCCGCCACCTTGGTCTCCGCTTGAATCCAGGTGTCGAGCTGGGCCTGCGCGGTCGCGAGCGAGATTCCGGTCACGGGCGGATGATCGCGCCGGCGCGGAAACCGTAGGAGGCCTAATTACCGCATGCGGTAGAACGGCCTGAATCGCGACAGTGGCTGAATGCGGCGACTAGCGCGCGTGACGCTACAAGCGGAGCTTGTTCTGGACCACTAAACCCTCACCCGGCGCGGAGCTCCACGTGCTCAGTCGCATCATCAGATGGGCGGTCCTACTTCCGAACATCTTGCTACTCTTGGGAACCGTGTACAACCTGTCGGCGGACAACACGTTCACCGTTGATCGCGGCTTCGAACTGCTCTGCTTGGTGGCGACCGGAGGAGCGACGTTCCTGATCCTATTCTCCTCGCCGATCGAGCACTCGTCGAACTTTCTGACGCTCTGGCTGCGTAGGAAAGCGGCGGAGGAAAGAAAGAAGCTTGAGGAGCTCGAGGGCGTTGCGAAACGATAGCCGCCCAGCCCCACTCTATTGCACGCCGGGGCTGCGCATCCGGCGCGCCGGCGCAGCGGGCGGCGGGACATTGCCGGCCAGCTCACTCGCGATCCGGCCGAGATCGCGGAAGCGCGCGTCGAGGATGTTCTGCAGGATCCAGAGCGCGGCAAGCGCGTAGACCTCGAGGTCGAGCGCTTCGTTGCGAGCATGCTGCTGCACCCAGACCATGCGCTGCGTGCGCGTCCGCTTGTTCTTCACCGGCATCTTCTTCTCGGCCACGAGCTGCGCGAAATACTCCTCGGTCGTCCATGTCGGGAAGTGGAGATAGCCGGGCCCGGGCTTCGCGAGCTTGAGTCGCGAGGCGATGCGATCCTTGGCCGCGCTCGTGCCCACCGTGAAGAGCCGCACGTTCGATCGCTTCGCCGTGCCCTCCTGGACGAGGACCGGCTTCGTGTGGAACTGCACGCCCTTCACCGCGAAGACGCAGTCGCGGAGATTCTGCCGCGGCATCACGTAGTCATAGACGGCATCGGACTGGTCGCCCGAGTCGACGAGGGTGAGGAGCGGTCGCAGCAACCGACCCGACTCGTGTAACCGCTCCGTCAACCGGAACCGCTCGAGCTCCTCCCACACCGACGGGTCACTGCTCGGATCGCCCCAGAAGACCTCGTGCGCGATGAGCCAGCTTTCCTCGCCAGCGCCGAATCCTTTGATCGACACCTCGATGCGCGTCTCCTGAATGTCCGCCTGGCATGTGAGCACCGCGACGTCGGCCGGGATCTTCTCGAGCTCCCACGGCCGCGGGTGATCGTCCGGCACCTTCTCGACCGTGAGGGGATACTGCTCGCGGCGTGCCGTCAGATCCTCCGGCGTCGCCGCCTCGCCAGACTCGTCGAAGAACTCGGCGAGCTGCAGCGTGATGAACTCCTTCAGCGCCTCGTGATCGCCCTTCGTGTTCACGAACTTCTGCGCCATCGGCGCCCAGGTGTTCTTCCACGGCCGATAGAGTGCGTTGAGCCGAAAGCCGACGATCGAGCGGCCCGGGCGATCGGCGATCCACTGCCCCGCGGCGAGCATCTGCGGCTTCCACTTCTCTTCGATGCCGCGGTGGCAATGCATGCAGACGTACTGCACGCTCTCCGGGATCACCTCGCCCTCGGCGGTCCGCTCGAAAATGACGCGATAGACTTTCGACTTGGGATCGCGCCACATCAGGATCTGCAACGCGCCGCACTGCGGGCACGGCACGTGATAGTGCCGCTGGTCCGAGAAGTCCCACTTCTTCTCGAGGCGTGAGAAGCCCTTCGGCTTCGCCGGCGTCGAGCCTTCGAAGATCTTGAAGTCGTTGAAGCCCTCGGTGCGGTTCGAGCCGATCGCGATGGGATCGCCTTCGCCGTCGACGTCTTCCGGGTAGGCGTCGCTCTCGTCGAACAGGACGATCGGCACCGAGTCCGACCGCAAGCCCTTGCCCGAGTTGGCGCCGGTGAGCTTGAGGAAGTGCAGGCCGAACTCCTTCAGGAGCAGCGTGTTGCCCGACCGGCGTGACGTCGCCTCCTTCACCTGGGCGCGCACTTCGGGACAGGCCTCGATCATCGGCGAGACGCGCTTTTTGCCGAACCCCTTCGCATCGTCGAGACTCGGCTGCACCAGGAGCATCGACTTCGGGTCGATGTGGATGTGCTTGCCGATGATGTTGAGGAGGATCTCCGACCAGCCGATCTGCGTCGGCTTGATGCAGACGACTTCGTGCACGTGCGGATCGTCGAAGACATCCATGATCTCGCGCTGGAACGGCGCGCGATCGGTGCGCCACTGCCCGGGCAACGGCCCGGTCTTGAGCATCCGGTATTGATCCGCCCACTCGCTGACCTTGAGCTCCGGCGGCGGCGCCCACAGCGCGCGGACTTCGCGGTCGACGGCATCGAGTGCAGCCATGCCCTCGGGCGCGGTCTGAAAGGAAGATGTCGCCATTTCAGCGCGGCGAGGCCGCGGCGCGCGCGCGCGGCTTCGGCTTCTTCGTTGCAGGTTTCGCGGCCTTTGTTGCAGGAACCGCCGGTAGAGTTGTCGCGATCGGCGGTTCGGTTGCAGGCGGCGTGTCGCCGGCGAGCTTCCGCAGCGCCGCGATGCACTCGTGCTTGATCGCGTGCTCGATCGCGGCGCGGCCCTTCGCCATCTCCACGGCCGGCGCGGCCTGCGCCGGGATCGCCATGATGCGCGCCTTCGCCTCCTGCACGAAGTTCACCAGGCGCGACCGGTGATCCGCGATCGCGA